CGGTGATTCCGAGGCGATGATTTGTAAACTTTTTCCCGTCCCAGGTTACGTCTGCCCCCGTCGCGAGATTTGCAAACATTTTACTCAGACTTGCAAGGGTCGCCGCCGGTGCTTCTTTCCAACCACTAGCCCCGGTAGCAGCCTTAATTCTGTTGGCCAGTTCAGACACTTGATTTCTAAGTGTATCAGTGTCTGAGGTTGGGACTAGTGTATCTTTTATAGTGGACGTCATGGCACCGTGCGCATCGGTAGATTCATTATGGGATTTTACTACTTCTTCGCCATTAGCCACAATAGCTTTACCAAGGTTTTCTGTAATTGTTTTTACATCATCATCATTGCAGTCATATCCTTTACCAACGATAAAGTCAGCGATAGCTTTACACATGGAACTGACCTGGAAGTAAAGCTTATTATGCAACCGGGACAGTGCAATTCCCGGGATAACGCCGCTTTGCCGCTGGGTAGCGTTGGCGTATTCGCTGTCATTAAAAGTACGTTCATCGGAATGATCTTCGTTAAAAATCTTGAAATTTGTAGATGCCATATATATTTCCTCCTATTATCCCCACATCCCCGAGTCATATCCGGATAATCTGGGCGTATCAGTATCATAAGCAAATGACATTTCGTCGCCTTGTTCAATCCAATTTCCTTTATCGTATCCAGAAATGACGTCATTTTCGATATCGTATCCGAAAACATTGCTATTTGCAAAGTATGCGTTTACGAGGACCGACTGTGGCTTAGGGATAATGTCTCCATTACGAATCATCATCTGAGTCAGCTTATCAATCCCGTTGGATATAATCACCACATCAATGGTCATATCTTGATTATCTTCAATTAAAATTGGATTGCCAAATAACAACTTCCACGTTGTTGCCAGGTCACGAATGCCGCCTTTCCACATATTTTTTGATATTTTAGCCATCAGTAATGTGCGAAAATTCGCATTATCCAATATAGGATTTAAATTGAATTCAGGCTGCCATCCCAACTCTCGTGAAGTGCCGACGATATCACCGAGAACATCTTCTTGCACCCCATCAGCATAATCTAGATCAAAGTCATCATCGAGTTCAACTCCTACTGAAAAAATATCGCTGCCGTGTGAAAGGAGTGCCCGTACCATGCTTATGTATTTGGGTTTATCTCGATGTTCGCCGGTGATGAGCTTCAAGTAGTTATCGACAAATTCCATACCTATCACCCCGCCTCTGTTATTACAATGCTGCCAACAGACGCGACTTCATTATATGCAATCGCTACATCTGTAATTCCGGCCGTTTCACCATCTTTACTAATAGCGATACCAGAAAGCGAAAAACTTGGCAATGCAGCATTAGTGATGGCTGCTGACACTGCAGTCAGCATACCAGTAACCGTAACGTTATAACCAATATCCAAAGAGTTGATATATTTTTCAATGTTGCTTTTAAGTGTATCCGCCACGGATGTAGTATAACTCTTGCCAGTTTTCAGCTTGACATTTACATTAATGGGCACATACGCTGGACGCGAAAATCGGACGATGGTTTGCAGACCATCGCTATTGATGTAAGTTATCGCAAGGGTTCCAAAGGTTCCGCAGCCCGGTCCTTTCCGTAAGTAGATTTGTTCAGCAATTTCGGCATCCGTACCACCCTCAACAATAGCCGCAATGGAATGCCCAGGAATGCCGTTAGCATCCGTTTCATTCGTGTCGTTGTCATAAACTTTATACCGCGTCACTCCAACAACGCTGGCAACCCCGGCAATAGTCCCATCCAGCATATTTTGGCTCGGAATAGCCACACTCAGCATCTGCCGATAGCGCAGTTGTTCATCTGTTTCCACGGGTTGCCCAGGGATGGCCGCGTCGTTGTTTGTAACGGCCGTCCATCCTTTTTGCGGGTTGACTATTTTATTGATGGTCCCGACAGCGGCTTCGATGGCCCCTAAAGGCACGCAGGTAGCCGTTACCCGCATCGTGCTTCCTGATAGCACGATGTTTTCCGGCAATGTCCATTGATTACCGGATTCGTCTTCCACGACGCCTGCAGCAATGGATGTGCCAGCCGTCCCCGTCAAAGTGACTTCGCAAGTGCTGTGGCTGGCTTCTTTTCGCCGAATCCCGTTCAGTTTTACAAGAGAATCCAGCCCCGTTCCGACTGCAGTCTTCGGGCTGTGGTTGTTGTATACAATCTGCAGGAGTTGCATCGTATCATACGTTTTTAGCGCGAATACCGATATCATCTGATAATCCTGGCTGTCATTTTCCAGGTAGATGTCCTGTCCGTAAATGCTTTTGAATTGCTCGACCAAGTCGTCCCGAATATCGGCATATGTAGGGATATGCAGTCCGGCGTCGTCTATATAAGGTGCAGTATATGCCATTTAGTTCATCACCTCGTTTACTTCTAGTGTTCCATACTCGGTATTCACGGCGGCATAAATGGATAAAGACCGGGTTTCATTATTCCAATCCGTATTCCAGGCGAGGATACCCGTAACATGGGGTGTCTGGGATATGCGGTCTTGGATTTCCCGCTCTGCCGCCGCTTTATCGCGCTGAGCGATGATTTGCTGCCATAGCGGCAAGCCATCCTCCAAGTCTTCCCACCACTCATATTTGAGCAATTTGAGCCGTGTCGATATAGCCTGCGCAACAGCATCCACGCCAGATAAATAGCAGGTCCCATTGGCCCCAAATGTATAGTCACCATTCGCGTCTAATTTTCGGTATATCATCCATTAACACCTCCGGTGCTGCTGCCGCCTGACTCTACGCCGCTATGGGTATGTCCCATAAAAGGCACGCCATCGATGGTGGTGCCACCACTCTGAATGTGGATGGCATCTCCAGCAATTTCGATGTAGGCACTCCCGGAGGCATTGCGCAGCATGGCCGAGCCAGAGGAAAACCCTCCGACGACATTCGGCTGACTTCTAAAGCCGACGATGGCGAAGCCATCGGACAAATCATGTCGTCTGTGGTCCGCCTGATTCTGTACGCCGCCGTTCTGCCACCAGGCATCCATGCAAGAGTCCCCGAAAACGACCAGGCATTCATCCCCCGGGGCCACGGGTAGGGTCAGGCAATACCCGCCACCGGAATACACGAAGAAAGGGACGTCTGGCAGTGTAGGAATATCCACCCATTCCAAGTCCCCTTCGTGGTTCAGCTGTTCGCGGATGGCCAGCTGAACAGTGCAAGTTTGGCGGCCATAGTCCACGGATTGTATAATTCCCGGGGCCGCCACCCGTAAGTCAATACTGGCCGCATCGAGCGTGCGCCTGGCTATTTCTATTTCATCCATGGTCCGTTCGTTCGAATGGATCATCGCGATTCCCCCTTCCTATCGGATGGACTGGCCTTTTGTCTTTGTCGCTGTCAACAGTCCCTGGCGGCCATTACGGCCAAGGCCGACGATATCCGTAGTCCACGTGTTCCCCCAGGTATCTCCCTGGTGTGCGACCGAGGCCACCTGGTATTCGCCATCTTTATCAAATTGATATTGCTGAGGCAGTTGGTTGTTTTTGCCACTCATGCTGGCATCCAGTTTGATGGCCTGACGCTGAATAATTTCATTGTCGATTTTTACGAGCACGCCGATTTTCAGGCGTGGATCTAACAGCGTTTTTATGTGGATACCGTTATCGCTATATACAGGGGTCCCGACCAGTCCTGTAAGCGGCGTCAGCACCAGGCAGCGGTCGGCCGGTATTTCGTCGTCTACTTTCTTTACGGTTAATTTCCCGGCATCATCTGTCCAGAAGTTGGCGCCATTCCCGACGCACAGGTCGCGCAGGTATTTTGTCGGCGTGCCGAAAAGTACTTTCCCGCGTGGGAGGGATCCGTTTTCAAGGTCCTTGCTGATTTCCCCTACGCCCACGGTCTTTTCCGAATCATTGGCGATGGTCCAGATTACATCACGCGGGCTGCTGCCGGCGGCAACCGTGGACCGGATGTGATTGACGTCAAAGACGGAGCTGCTTCGTAAGGCGACGATTTCCAGCTTGTAGTCAACGCCGTTCTCTCGGTTCCGGTACGCCTGGACGATGTCCCCGGTAAAGATTTCGCCATATTGCCCTTCGGCATACCCACCTTCGATGCTGATTTGAAAACCTTCGGTCAAAATATCACCCTCGGTGATAGCATTGAGGTTGTATACGGCGAGCGTACATAGCGTGGTATGCGCCGACTCCAGCTTCTGTTCCGTCCGAAAAACGCAGCGGAAAGCAGACACATCGACAGCCGTGTCATGTTCGGTATCTCTGACCTTATTTCCTTTGTCGTCCTTTTTGTACGCTGGCTTGAAAATCGTTATTTTCCATTTCCGCCCATATAGGCGGCCGCGGCGGGTATTGGCATCGGTCTTCGTCGTAGTGCTATCCCCCGTCGAAGAAGTTGTGGTCACTGTAACCTGTTGATTATCAGGCATTCGTATCACTCCAAATCAGATACCAGTCGGCTGTAAGCGTTTCTGCCGACGGCCATTGTTCTTTGACTTGCGTCCTGGGCAGCACATAAGCACTCCCAATTCCCATATAGGCGAATTGCTCCAGGATATTCTGTGCGGGGACCAAAGGTAAGGCGCTGATTAGCATATTTCCTTCGTCGTCGCTGATGTCTATGAGCCAATATTTAGCCAGCTCGTTGTACGTAATGCGAAACAGTAACGTGATGTTGGCCCCGTCCACAGGGATTGTTGAGGAGAAGGAGTAGTTCGGCACAGCTACTAACGGAATTGCTGAATACATGAATTACACCACTCCTATCTTCTCAGCTCCGGCCTTGGCCGCAGTCTTATTCACGCCATCACCGGTCTGTACCGGGGTCTGGCCACCACTCGTCTTAGAATTCGTAGCCGCCGCCCGTGCGCTCGTTTGGGTTTCCGCAGCCTCGGCATAGAAAATTTCTTGCATACGGACCGTACAACGGAAGGCATTGAGTGTCTTTACGTCGTCCGGAGCGTTTATCTCCGTGATGATCATATTGTCGTACTGCTCAAGACGGGTATCAACGTGAATGGGGACGCGCGATATGAGCATCGCCTCCAGTGTTCGCCAAGTCATAGCTGCTCGGCCATCGCCCAAAATTGCCGGAGGCATTGTGCAGAGGTTAGACAAATTCTTGTACATCATAACGGATTGTGCCGCTTGGTAAATCGCATTCAGCAGTGGATTCATCGACGTATAGGTGTGCGTCTCGGCGTCAGACATCATCACGTCAATGGTCAGCTCTGCCGGCTCGATGATAGCGTGGTCGGTCATCTGGACCCCCGTCTGTACCGGGTACTGCGTCGGTTTGACCCGGCGCACGTGTTCGGTCTGCATGATACCATCAAAGTAGACGCCACCAATCGGCCATTTAGGCGTCCGGAACAGGAATTCCTGCAGGCCGCCCATACCCGTCGTGAAGTCCAAAATCTTATAATGACCGGTCAGCTTGGCTATCTGCCGCCCGAATTCTGTGATTTCAAACGGCTCATCGCCGCGGATAATATCTCGAAAATACAAGGCTCCGTCAACCGAAAGCCCCTTTCCTACGACCCCCATAAGGTCTCACCTCCTACACCAGATTTTGACCGCCTGTCAATACGCGGTTCTTATAGATGTACTGACCGCGCCGTTGCAGGGCGTCAATGGACTGGTCGGCCACGGCCCTCCCTATTTCTGCAGGGCTGGCATTTGTCTGAGCTACGTTGACGTCGCCAACGTTGACGTGATACGTGTTATATGTGTTATTTGTCGCCCCATAGTTAGTGATGCCTCCCTGGAAGCCCATCATACCATTCATCACCACTGGGTCCACATCGCCCATCAGGCGATTCATTCCCATGGCCACCCCGCGAGAGTAATGGCGCAGATGCCGCAGAGAGTTTCCTGCGCCGACGAGAGAATTGTAGACTCTAAACGTCCCCTCTCCTTCAGGCTTAATTGTAATATCATAGTGGCCTTTGCTGATTTCATGTGACACATCTGCGTCAAACTGGCTGGCGACTTTATACAATATCTGTTCAGCTTGAGCGCTGATTTCATCGGAGATATCCACCTTATACCCATTTCCATGAGAGTATGTCCCAGATGCGTGTCCGGGTTCTGACCCGCCGGTGATGGTAAAGGTGATGCCAGCCTCTCTCGCCGCCGCATTCAGCGCGTCCAGAAATGCGACCATATATTCCTGAAAATGGTTCGTATCGGTCCCGGAACTTCCACCGGAGTCGTCATCCCAGTCGGTATCCCCATGAGCCGAGGACCATTTACGTAGGTTGCTCTTCCCGAAGTCGCCACCCCGTTCTCCGGATTCACCGCCTGAGCTATCAGAATCGCTCGACGGGATATGCTGCATGCCGCCCTTTATCCCGGCCACATAGTTTTCATAACCATCTGTGAAGTATCCCTCTCGCTTTAATTTCGAGGCATAATCTTCAGGAGAGGTAGCGCCCGCGATGTATGGGCCCCAGATCCGGTTGAAGTAATTAGCGAACTCCTCGATGGAGCTAAAAGACATATATTCGCCATCTGTTCCCTTCAGCCCGGCCAGGTTGTTGTTCTCTTTCGTCAAGCGGCTGGTGAATCCGCCCGTTTCGTGATACCACTGCCCATAGATAAGTTCCGGAGCAACGCCTCGTTCGGCTCCTATTTGCTGTGCTAAAGCCCAGGCCTGTTTTGCTACGGGCCCGCCTCCGCCTTTGCCGCTGGATGTAAATAAGGCTGCAATGGCGCCTTTGACATCGCCGGCCATTAAGGCTTTTAGCGCTCGGCCAAAACGGCCGAGCTTGTCGATAGCTTGGTCGATAACATAACCAAATCCTTTCCCGAATTCTTTGACCGCGTGCCCGAGGTCCCGCCAGAAGTTTTTAAAGGTTTCGCTCCGGGTCATCATCTTGAGGAACTGGGCTAATTTTTTGATGACCCAGGTTACTGCTTGGATCATGGCCGTGATAATTTTCACGACAAGCCTTATGGCCGCTCGGAAGTCGAAGATAGGCTCCGTATTGTCCATGTCATGGAAAAATTCACCAAACGCAGTCTCAACTAAGTCTAAAATAACGTCCTCAAGCTCCCAAAAAGCAGCAAAGAGATCCGCAACTGCGGAGAGAAAATCGCGAACCGTTTCGGACCTAGCCACTTCTTCGAGCCAACCCGCCAGGACTTCAATACAGTAAGAAATAGCATCAACGAGCTTTAAATAAATCCCTAAAACTTTCTTTGCGCCGGTAGTGTATGTTTTCAAGCCGTCGTTCCTGGAAAACGCATCTTCCAGGGCTCGAACGGAGCTGACGACGACATCGATGATGCCGCTCCCTAGCTTATACATGGCGCGTCCCAGGCGTTCAAAGGTCTGGCAGAATTCTTCAAAGGCCACAGAATTACGGACTTCGTCGGCAACCTCCATAATCCAGCGGCCCATATCCATAACCGCGCCCGCACCCATTTTAACGTACTCAATAAACGTTTCAAGGATTGGTTCAGCTGCATCAGCAAATTCTATGATTTTTTCTTTGGCCATGCCAATAAACTGGTGCAGTTTCTCCCAGTATTGCCCCAGCAATGCATCCTTCCCTTCGAAATATCCGAAATAATCGTCGAGGAGTAAGAGCAGTGTGCTGACTACCGTAATCATGCGCCCCATAGGGGACATTTTGATTAGCGCGAAAAATGCGGTCACGGCGGCCGTTGCGATTTTGATGCCCCGTGGAAACGCCATCCACATATCGTAAATATTCGTGGTGAGTTCCTTGATGAAGGTCGCAAAATGAAGGCCAATATTGATAATATAAACCAGCGCTCTGGCGGCCTTTTCCGTCCAGACGCTCATGTTCCGGATGAACATATCGTTAAAGGACCGGAACTTGGCCTGTGCTTCAGACAGCGGCCGGTTCAGATACTTCAGCAGATAATATCCCACCCAAGTCATGGCATAAGACACTTCCTGCTTCAGTCGAGTAAATTCAAACATGAGGTCGCGGAAACTGCGCATTGTCTGCGCAAAATCTCCGCCTACTTTCATGTTCTTGCCGTCTGCAATCAGCTTCTGATACCGCTCCATGAGCTCCGGCGTAATGGCAATGTCGTTGATGGATTCCCCAAGTGCGTCTGTGGCTTTCTTCATTTCCCAGGCTGCATCCTTGCTGACCATCATATTCCGGGCCAGCTTTTCCATGGCCAAGTCCTGGTCGGCTACGTTTTTCATCAGCCCGCCGACTGCCGTCGTGATACCTGCCAATGAGGCTGTTACTACACCGGCGGCCGCTGTAAATTCACGCCGCCAGCCACTGGTTGCAGATTCGATGGTCCGGGTCGTTGTGTTTATGGTATTGTTGAGCTCATTGAACCCCGGCCGGTCGATTTTGACGCCCAGGCCGACGAGATATTCCTGAATAAGATTTCCTGCCATTAGTGTTCCTCCCCGGCCTGCCGGCTCTGCCACTCATCAAAACGTCTCTGGTTTTCCTGCTTGACGAGCATCATTTCATGGGCGTCCAACAAATCGGTCAATGTGTACGTGCCATCCCATAACTCGTGCTGTTGCCACATACCGGCGATGACTGGCGCGTACACCCACCCGTTTACATTTTGATATTCGCAAGGGACAAACCGCTGAGGCTCTTGCGCAATTCCGACAAGCCGTTTGCGGCGAAAAAATCGCCAATGTTAAAGATCAGTACGTTGACCGCCAGCAGCAATACAAGCGGAGTATTATCCTGCATATCATTCAGCCCCCAGGTGCCATTCTCATTGAATACCGGGCGATCGCCGGCCGGCAACGTTTCGTATACTACCGACAGGCAATCCTTCAGGAGTTTGGTAAATTCCTGCTTCGTCATGCTGGTGCGATTCTGCGGCAGTGTGTCCGACAGATTGCCCGCATTTTCGCCGGGAATCTGGTTTTCCATGCCACCTGGAAGGACCTTCTGCATGATGGTGAAAAGGATGTAACTGCCTGTGAAGGCGTCAAACTTTTTAATTTTGAACTTACGGCCGAAGAGCTCAACCGTCTTTTCTTTTGCTCTCTCCATAATAACCTCCTATCAGACCGGCAAACGCTGCAGGTCTGCAAATAAAATGCCCCAGGACACACGTTGCCCCTGTGCCTGGAAGGGTTCATCTGGTTCTTTCACGAAAGCCCCGCCAGTGCCATAGTAAGTTTTGTTCATCTTCGGGGCTGTGATGGTCATACTCATCTGTGCCCATTCATCGGTAGGCGCGCCGACGAGATAGTTGAACAGGCCCTGCAGCCAGTTATGAAGGCCCGATGTCTGCTGAGCGTTAATCGTGATATTCCCATTATTCCCAGCAATCTTGGACACCATGATATGGCCGTCAGCGGCTACATCGTGTGCCGTGCGGTCCGTTACCTTGGAGATGGTCATATCGCCGATGCCTTCACCTTCCAGCGAATACGAGCCGTAAGACGGGTGGGAAATCGTCGCTGTAATATCCGTAAAACTATATGTAGAATGTGCCATTTCTTATTCCCTCCTATCGGTTGACATCGACCTGGATTGTAACGTGATGGATAGCACCGGCCAGTTTCAAGCTGACGTAAATCGGCGGCGCCTTACGGGCATCGCGGTCTGCCTGGGATTGTTCATCAATCGGTTCGGACTGAATCATATAGCCGCTGGGGAGCGTATCGCCATAAGCCAGGTTCAAGATATCGTTCGATTTCCAAACGCCGGTAGCGATGAAGCCAATACGGTTCATGTCTTCACATACGACTTTGATGGCGTCTTTAATCCGGGTCATGCCAGCTTCCGTCTGAGCAATCTTGTTGTTCTGATACAACAGATCCATGACAGCCAACTGCATGTCGTTCTTATACTTATCCAGGTAAATGACTTCATCGAACCATGTACCATCAGCCATCGTTCCTTCTTCGAATATGTTGTAATAGCTGCCGCGGTTAATGTAGACGTTGCCATAATTACCTTTGATGGCGTTAACCTTGGCCGACGAGAACAGCGCAGAAGAGTTTTCTGTTTCGACGCCGACTTCCGTCTTATATGCCAATGTGAAGGCGCTGTTAATGGTTCCGGTCATGGCGCCCATGGCCCAACCAATGATGGCACAAACGGCGTCGTCGTTCTTCGAGCTGTACTGGCCAAAGCTGTGCCGGTAGCTCAGGTCCTTGAGCTTCTTGAAAATGCCGCCATCTTCGGTGTCCATGACTTTGGCGTCATTCGTCGTGTACGCAAATACGGTGTCCGGAGATACCGATTCGACGTATTGCGCACATTCAAGGATCTGTTCATTGGAAATGGCCCCACAATAAATGCCGATATACCACTCGCCGTCGTCTTCGCGGCAGGCCTGCAACGTAGCCAGTGGCGCTTCCAAAGTGCTGTCTGTTTTCATGGCCTTGCCAATGGCGACCTTCGGCGGGGTCTTCGCCTGCCCAAAAATAAGAGCTGCTGCTTTATACAATCGGTCGCTTGTGGTAAAGCCATCTTGTAGCATTTCGGTCGTGTTTTCATAGGTTTTAATTCTGGCCGACCCAAAATCGACTTTGTCGCCAACATCACCCATAAGCAATGCCAGGTTAAAGGCTTTGCGGACCGCCGACCGGGCCGACAGGTTGACCATAATATTCGCAATCGGGTCCAGCGGCAGTGTGTAATTTGCCATGGAAATTCCTCCTTATCAATTATGTACTGAAGTATTGACAGTAAGCGATTCGATGTGTCCGACGTCTTCGTCTGGCGCTTCGTACCACTCGTTAAAGTGCAGCGCGACATCATACCGGTTCCACCATTGTCCGTCGTAAACCTCGGGCACATAGCGGCACACCGGCATATCCGGAATCAAAAATACTTCGTTCTTGCTGAGCATCCGGCGGATGCTATCAGTAAAAACGCCATCCTTGATTTCATTGGCAATGTCGCAGGCGTTGGGACCGTATATCGTGCATAGTAGTTCCCATACCCGCGTCCGGGCACGTTTCCGGATGACCGTATCATTTTCCGTTACATAGATACTGTCGTTCTGCTTGCCCCATTCGTCGTCCATTTCGGACAGGTTGAGGAAGATGATATTATCCTCTATCTCCCAGTCGGGGCCACCTTTCGACGGGTATTTCCACCGGATAAAGCGGTCAGACGGAGTGTTGACGTCATTCCCGGCGATAGCGTCGATGGCATCCCAGAACAGATTCATCAGCTCGCTGTATTTCATGTGCTTTCACCTGCCAATGTACCAATGGCTTTGTAATAGCCATTGCTCTGGTAATCAAACACCCGCAGCAGTTTGTATTTCTGGTTCCGGTATACACATATGTCGGACACCGTGTCGGTATCCGTGATATGGAAAGGCTGGTCTGCATAAAACGTCTTCAGGCCGCCCTGGCGGTCGCCTTCCGGCAGCATCTCGATGTCTTTAGAGGATGCGGGAGAAACGATGCCTTCGAATTCAATCGTCGAAGTCGTTGACGTCTGCACGCCTTTAGACCAGGTGCTCCCAGTATTCCGGATAATCGTGAAGGTATCGCAGAAATCCGGGTCATGTATCAGTTCTCCTAAATTGATCATGTTTTATCCCTCACTACATAGGTAATGGCCTTCCGCATTTCACCGGTATCAATCAGAGGCTGCGAAGATCCTTTCTTCTTGATGGTATATGGCGCATTGGGCGGCCATCCGTTCGCCGGGTTTTCGAACCATCCGCGGGCGGCCGATACAGCCACCATCCCTGCTTTGTTCAGGTTGGCCTCACATTGCGCTGGTTTCCCTTCTAAGGCGTTTTTACTAGCCACGCCAATAAGTTTACCTATAGTCTCTTTCTGGCTCGCTATAGCCGGTTCCAGGACGGGTCTGGGCGGCACGTGATACATCGGACTTCCGTGAGATTGGAGATACAGCTCATGAGCCTTGCTGTACTTCATACCGGAATCAAGATTGCCCTGCATTTCCTTTCTCATGGAAGCGCTGCGGACGCCATGAGACTGGATGTAGAGCAGTTCAGCATTATTGATTTCGCTGCTGTGTTCACGTGTCGAATTCTCTGCCGGGATGCCTACAAGGACCTCTTTTTTCGCCAGGGCCTTCAGCTGTTTGCGCAGCTCCCGCAGGTGATTGAATTTCTGCAGGGATACATCCATTACCATACGCACATCCCCCCTGCCGATACCAAGCGGGCGATCGTGATGAACTGCTGGCCGAAGGCGGTGTATTTATAAGTTCCCCAGCCATCGAAGTCGCCCGTCATCATACTGAAATCATAAGAAACCGACAAGTCACCGGCACTTTTCGACGTCTGTACGCCTTTAGCAAGGCCGGCGCTGATAATCTTCGACGTCGCATCATTAGGGTCCGCCGCAGACTGCATATAGAGCGTCAGCCAGTGAGCGATAAACAACCCCATGGCCATTTCCCAGTAATCTCGGTATCGCCGGTAGGCGAGCGCGGTATGAGCCAGCTTCACCCATCCAGAAACAACAACAGCCGGGATTACTCGATTCCCGGCTGTGTCTGTTTTGTTAAATTGGGGATATGCGGTATAAAACGTGTCTTCCGTGTATTCGGGGTTATCCCCGCAACGGATATTGGATGCCGCCGTGATGATTCCCATGACATCAAGCGTTGAGTAAATCATCGTATCGCCCCCTCCCCTGGGTTATTTTTTCGCCGTCTCGGTATCTTTGTCTGTGTCTTTTCCCGTCGCTTTTTTTGCCGTCGTCCGGGTCATCTGCTACGTCGATAGTGCCGTCAGCTTTGCCCCACGCATACATCGGGTCTTTGGCAACCCAGTCCGGCAGCGTTTCGAATTTATACGGCTCTACTGTCAAGAGCTTGTCTGATTCGCCAGTTGGCGAAGGGTTCCTGAAGGCAATCTTTTTCTTGGATATTAAACGAATACTCATGGGGTTCCCTCCTAAATGCCATCCCGATAGATAAACGGTTCATAGTAATGGATTTTGACCTGGCCTACGTTCGACATATACAAGGAATCGTAGGAAGCGCCGATAACATTCGGCTGGGTCATGACACGAGACAACGGAACCGGAACGTCCATGCCGACGAAGCGTTTTTCATTGACATAGGCCACCATGCGGTTGGTGCTACCTGTACCGCGGCCCGTGCAAAACCGACATTCCGCGATGACTAAATCGATGCCTTTGGCCTTTGCGATATTGTTGTCCATCAAGTACTTCAGCAAGGATACCGGGGCCGTGGCGCCATTAGCTGTAAACGGCGTGCGGTTCAGATATGCAAAGTTTTCCGGATCAATCAAGATGTGATTCGGAATAGCCGAGTTATCGTACTGCGCGGCGGCCCAGCCAGCTACAATAGCGTCATCGATGTCATTCAGGATTTCCTGAGGAGTCTTGTTTTTCCAGGTCGTTTTACCAGATGCGCCAGTGGCAACCGCAGCCGCGGTAACATGGGCATCATTCATCAGGCCGGTCGTTCCATAGGATTTCTGGCCGAGATACGTATTGATGTCCATGTATTTGTCATAATCGAGGCGGATACCATCATCATAGATCTGTTCGATAGAACGGCCGGTTACGGCTCCGCGAAGCTGGTCCTGGATTTTGATGGACATGGACACTTCATACGGCATAACCTTGTACAGGTCTTTGCTCAGGTCAGCCTGGATACGTCTGATGGCATTCTGGACGCCGCCGATGCCGTCCCGTTCGCCGCCGGTGACGCTATAGTCCACGTTCATCGCCGACGTAGCTTCTACCCAGCCGCCACCGCTCTCGATGGTGATGTCGCGAGGATAGGTGGTGTTAGTCAGCGGCTCGCGCAGAGACGGGTCGATTTTTTCAAGCTCACTTTCCAAGAACGCCAGCCCGCTGGCAATGGCCGATGCGTCCATGGTAATGCGGTCGGACGCCCCCATCTGCGGAGCTGTCGCTAATTTATACTGCTTTCTCATGCTAATTCTCCTCCTTCTCGATTACACGCCCTGGCGGGTCAAGATAGTAAGTTCGGCCACGTTGCGGGCGTCTGCGTCAGACGACCATTTTACCCCAGTCAGTTCGATGCAGTTACCGGCTTCATTATCGGCCCCGAGGTCTCCGATTGCGGCTCCTGCCGGGCTGGTTCCGGATACAACTTTCGTGCGGACGTATACCGTGCCATTTACCTTCGGCGTTCCCCATGCGCAGAGTGCCGATACCCCGCCGCGCTGGAGCATGTCACATGGCTCCGAAGCCCGATATACGCCCCAATCCTGGTAGGGCCAAATAACGGCACTCTTTACTTTACGCATAGCGATGCCGGCAAAGGATTCTGCTTTGTCCGTTGCCGTCCAAGCATGGACCGTACCGTCGTCCCCCATGGCAACAGGAGCGCCAAATTTGATGTCTGCCGAGTCAGCAGCCACTGCACGTGTCCGAGATACTTCGTCGCCGTGTCGGGACGCCTGGCCGGGATAGCCATAGTTCATATTGATTCCAATCGTTGTGCCTGGCATAATTAGTTACCTCCTTTGTAGTGCGGGTTACGTTTGCGGCAGTTTTCGCCAAAATCCCGCGGGTCGCCCTGTTTATTAAGGGCCGAATCGTTTACTTTGCAGCGGCGGTTCAACGAGCCATAGCCGCCCGTGAGGGGCTGTGTACCGCCTCTGCGCAGTGCTTTACGGACAGCCCTGCTCATGGCGTCAGATACGCGGCGGCGCTGCGGATTCGGCATCGTTGCCACAATTGGCTTGATGGACCGAATAATGCTCAAAGCAATCGCTCTGTCCTGGGCCTCACGGTTCTGTGGCGTGTCCTTCCCTTCCGCTTCTTCCGGCGTATCTTCGTCGGTTTCGATGTCTTCCGGCGGAACCGTAACGGATTCTTCACCGTCGCCTTCGTCTTCGGTCACATCGTTTTTCTGCTCCGGATCCAATTCCTCTTCCAGGGAATCCATGGCTTCAGTACCCTTATCATCTTTGTCTTCCAGGTCGTCTTCGTCGTCCGTTGGCTGCTCGCCTTGCTGGGAAGCCAATGCGGCGACGCGTTCATTTAACGCGTCAATGGCGTCCATGACATCCTTGAGGTTATTGTCCCCTTTCTCATCTTTTTCATCATCGCCGCAGTTTTCGACGTCGTTTACGACCTGGGCCGCTTCGCGGACTTCATCCGGATCGGCATCTTTTACGAAGGCCGCAAACATACGATGCAATACACTTTTCTTTCTGCTCATTGATTTTCCTCCTTTAGGTTTTGAGTCCTTAATGGACACATCGTGCCCTGCGCGGCCATTGGTTACGATGGCCACATGATTGCCAATGATGTCGGCCTGATGATATGTACCGTCGTCGTTGGCGATATATTTGCAATCATAGCCACACGAGATTTCCCGTTTTCCGGCTTCGACCTTAGCCGCCAGGGAAGCATCATAAATGACTATGTCACAAACTAGTTTGTCGTTGTCCTCTCCGCTGCCGCGGCGGACGTTTTGCACCACGCCTTTGACGTACGTGCTGTAATTCGATGAATCAATCCCGACAGGCGGGTGATCATCCGTTAATGGTTTACCCTCAAACGAAGCAACCGCCGAGGGTTTGAATACCTCGTCCGGCGTTCGGAACACCGTGACAATGGGCTGATTAGAGTCAATTCCCAGCTCCCTTGGCAGATATTCCTGTGCGCCAGTCCGGCAGATAGGCACTGTATGACATACCAGATACCCTTCCGGTGTCTTCGTCATATGTGGCGAAAACCGGGAACCATAAAAAGCTTTCAAAAGGCACCACCTCCTAAAAATGGGTATAAAAAAAACACCTCATAAATGAGATGGTAAAAAATATATGTGATTATAATCCTGGGACACTATCTTTAATGCCTTTAGCCATTTTCATGGCCCGCTGCATCAAGCTGTTTTCGTTTAAATACTCCAACCCTTTGAGCGTCAGCCGCGGACGTCCTTTACTGACCATGAAATGACCTGCGCTGTCCACGTCCACAGCGATTCCCTCAATTAACCCGGCCATCAATAGCATACGTAAAATGGATAACAGCCGTTGTTCCGTAATATGTAAGGTTTCAGGAGAAATGCAGCGTTCATCAAATTCTTCATTATCCATACTGACTTCCAGCATTTTCAATATGCGATAAATGATGCGGATATTATCCATGATACCGCTCTCCTTACTTGCAATACACAATCAGTCAATTGGCTTGCCTTCTTTATATGCCTTGCGTGCCTCGTTCAGCGACATCGAATTTGCTCCGCCACGATAATCAGGATGTCTGAACTGGAAATCATCATCTTCCCAGCCGCAAATCTCACAAATATCAAATTCATGGTTTGCCGCAACAATTCCTTTTCCGCAACACGGGCATGGTACTAATTCATCATCATTCACTTCCGCCATGTTCTATATCCTCCCGTTTTCGTTCTAGATAATATTTAAGGCCTTCATCCGGTTTGAACATCGTGTAAATTCCCCTGGAAGGTCGCCCTTTCACAAAATCATTGGTTTTTTTATCATAACGAACAACAATACCATTCCCATCAATATGCCCTAAAACAGAATCTGAAACCGGGGATTCTACTAACGCTAACGCTCTGGTTTCATATTGCTTTTTTGTGAACCCGGGGTATTGATTGCCGTGGTCTTTCCAATGATTGTTTAACGCTTGCTTATTCTTGAACCCTTTTACACTGAATATGTTCGCTCCATTCGGGCTCGCCCTTACATTACCATTCTTTTTCGTATTTGTCGAGGGCTGTCCGCTGCCTTTGCCAAACTTCCCGTCCGGCCCTCTGGGATGCTTAGATTCATCCCACTCTTTATCTAAGGTCAGCCGGGCAAGGTGCAGCTTCGTGGCCATCAGTTTCAGGAGTATCCTATTCTGTATACTTTTCATAACTACCAGCAGTTTACAACTTTTTGAACAAATAAATATCGCGTAACCACACTTTGAAGTATAATGAATCTGCTCAAAAACATCA